AAACTCATCTTGTTGTGTGTAATATATATCATCATAACCATATAAGAAACCTAGTTCATACCAATAGTTAACAGGATATTCTTGACCATTTATTATTTCTGTTTCATTTAACCATATTTCAATAGGATTATATCCATAAGGTCTTTCGTGTGTACGGTATATAGCACCCGCAGATAAACTAAATTTATTACCAATAGGTAATTTAGCTTTTACTTCAGCTGACTTATAGTTAAAATCAACTTTACCTTGTTTTCTACTCTCTATCTTAACAACATGGTATTTACCACTATGTTTTAAAAAATATCTATGATTGTCAAATATTTCGTCTCTTTCTCTTTCTTTTTCCCAGTGGAATAAATATTCAAAACCTTTTACAGGTGAATTAGTTGCGGCTAAACCTACACTACTTTCAGTACCATCATAATAATGTTTACCTTTAAATTCATAATCAAACCTAGCTAGTTTACGTACACCAAAACCATATCTATAATCAAAGTCATAGTAATCTGTTCCGTCTACTACAACAGGTATATCATATAAACCACCATCTGGGTTTGTTCTTACAAAATAATCTTTAACTTCTTCTTTTGGATTATCTATATCACCAGCTATGTAAAAAGTACTATATTTAAAAAATTCATCATAAATTGATTTAAATATACTCTTTTTGTTTTCTTGTGCAAAAACAGTGATATTTGATAGTAAAAATACTATAATTAGCAATTGTCTCATATTGTAGGGGTTTTATTTTATTATTACTTGTTTTCTTCAGATTTTAATTTTTTTATAGCCTCTTCTAAGCTATTTCCAGGTGCTATTTTAAATTTATCTGATTTTATTAATTCGTCTAGTGTTTTTATATCTTCTATTTGATCTTTGTCTAACATACCAAGCTCCCACTCACCATAGCCTAATAGTAAAGCAATACTTTGCCATGTCTCTGTATCTTCGTCCATAGCAGCTGATATGTTATTATATTTTCTTATAGCTCTGTCCATAGGTATATTAAATAAAGAAGATATTATTTGAGCGCCTGACATATAAGCAGGGTTATCTAAACCAAAACCTTTTTCTTGTATTTCGTCCATGTTATAGTCTAGTGTTAACAAACCTGATCTTACTTTACTTATTTTTGAATCTATAGGTGGAGATATATCTAACAGTGTTGTAGCTGTGTCAGCATATTTAGGTCTTTTCTTTTTAGACTGCTTTCTAATACTTAACAACCAGTTTTTAAATGTATCAATAGCTGCACCTTGCCAACCCATACCTCTTAATATTGAACTAGCCATACCGTTTGCTACTCTTTCGTAATCAGTATCTATTTTGTCATTATCATCAAACGCATCTTTAAATATAGCGTTTTGCATAGCGTTAAACATAAAGTTTTGTACAGCACCATAATAAGCTATCTTAGACATGTTTTCTCTCCAATCACCTCTACCGTTTTGTAAATCACTAGCTGCTTTCTGCATTAACCTAGCATACTGAGAAGGTGTGTTTGCAAATGCTAAAACTAATCTACCTAAATTACTAGCTTGTTGATTACTTATTCTATCAACTCTACTAGACTGTTGTGATTCTTCAGTTATTTCTCTAAAATCATTAAAAGCTTTCTTTTTAGCTTCAGCTTCTGTTAAACCTTGTTTCTTATAAGTATTAATTCTATTTCTATAAAAAGTAGCACCACCAGAAGCAATAGCGTGACTATCTGCAGCTCTAGTTAAAACAAAACCTTTATCTAGTAAATAACTTATAACAGATTTAACACCTCCTCTATCAGCAGCATCTGCTATTTCAGATTCAGCAATATTTATTTTATTACCACCTCTTCTTTCAACCATAAAATCAGAAGTAAATAACTCTACATAATCTTTCCAATATTGTTTTTGATTTGCAAAAGCTTTACCAGCTTGCAATGGATTATTATCATGCCAGTTTATATAGTTTATAGAAGATATTGTTTGTAGTAATGCTGATCTAGTATTTAAAAACATTATAACACCAACAGAGTTGTTAACCCAATCTAACGCCATATTCTCTAGTTTACTACCTGCACCAAACTGTCTGTTTCTACCAGTTTTCATTCTACTGATCATTTTCTCCATGTTGTTTCTCCAGTTAGTACCTAAAGCAGCTTCCATTTTATTTAGGTTTTCTTTAGAAAATATTGTTTCTATATTTTCAGTCCAACCAGACTGCTCTAAATACTTAGCTCTCCTAACATCATGTAAACCACTTAGTAAATCCGTTGTTATTGTACCAGCGTTCCAGTTTTCTCTTGGCTTTATATATCCATCACCTAAACCTAAATCAATTAGCTTTTGTGAAAAACCTACTAGCTGAGGTTCTTTTGTTTCTACAAAGTCAACTATTTCTCTTAAATCTTTTTTACTAAGACCTGGTACTTCAAAACCTTGTTTATTCCATGTGTATATTCTAACTATATCTTCTCTAGACCAACCGATGTTTGTAGATGCTTTTAAATTTTTAGGTATACCAGTAGCTACAAGATCTTTTTTCATTTTATTAAAATCATTTATCATTCTCATTTTATCTACACTAATATTGTTATTAGCTATAGCAAATGGTTTTGATAAATTATCTTCAAAAAACTTTTTATCTAAATCACCTTGTTTACCTTTACCTAAAAGTCTATACCATAAACCTTGAAAATCTTGAGCAGAAGACGCTATCGCTTGTACCTTACCACTTTTCTTACCTACTAACCTTGCTTTTGCTATAGAGTATGTTTTTTCAGATCCTATATTAAACTTACGTTCAATCATATCGTTCATCTCTTTATTTAAATCAAGTGATTGATATGCTTGTCTTACTTTTGATTTAACATCTACAACTTCTAAAACATCGTTTACAGCTTTAACATTTTTATAAGCGTCATCAACAAAATAAAAATCATTATAACCTTTAGCAGCTTTTTCTAATATCCATAAAGCTTTTGCTTCCGGCCTACCATCTTCTAAACCTGTTATATTTTTTAACTTAATATCTACACCTAAACCTTTTAAGAATTTTTGTATAGGTCCAGCTGCTAGTTGAGGTCTAGCTGTTAATATGTATACATTTTCGTTACCAAACTTTTCAATAGCTTTTTTAATCTTAGGCATTAATGGTCCTGGTTGACCTTCTACAACTTTGTTAAAGTCTTCAAAACCAAACTTAGCTCCTTGTTTTTCTAAAGCTTCAGATGTTTTAGCAAACTCTGTAGCATCTATTTTAAATTTTTTAAGCATCTTACCGTTTCGTAAAATACCTTGCCCAGGCATGGTAACATCTATAAGAGATTTTGTTTTAGCAACAGTATCATCAAAGTCAAATACACTTATACCTTTTCTAGGTTGCTTTCTACTTCTTGCATTACCTAATGCAATATCAATTTCACCAAGCTTCTGCATTATTTCGCCATCAGATAAAACTTTAGATTGACTAACAAAACCTTTCATTCGTTTTTCTAAACCTTTTCTAATACCTGCAGAGTTGTCTAAAACTTTACCAGCTTTATTAGCATCAGCTATTAACTCAGCCCATGTTTTACCTGTAGCAAGATCTAGTGTTGTTTCTAATGTAATTTTATTTATCATAAAATTAGCTTTAGAAGATAAATCTGTATTGTAACCTTTTTTATAAACATGATCTACGTTACTACCAGACTCTTTACTATCAATAGTTGTTTGTAGTTCTTTTCTAATAATACTTTGTTTAAACTGAGATAACAAAGGTTCTATGCTTTTTAAGAACTCAGCTTTGTTGCCTTGGTTTTTAAGTAAACTTATTAACCCGTTACCATTCATGTTTATTACTTGAAACTCGTGCTCACTATATAAACCTTTTTCCGTGGGTTTTCTTAGCGTAACAGTTGTGTGGGTAGCACCACCTCTTGAAAAACCTGCACCTATACTTGTTTGAAATTGTAAAAATTGCTGAACATTATTTATAGCGTTTATTTTATCTTTAGAACCTTTAACGTAATCAAAAAGTTTACCCCACATATATTTTTGCATAGCTTGATTTGCTTTAACAACTTGATCATATGTAGGTTGTTTTTTACCAGCTTTTAAATCTTTCTTTGTAACTCTAGGTACTAAGTATTTATCTCTTATATATTCAGCAAAAGCTAATCTTCTTGCTTTTGTAAAATAACCTGGTTTAGATAATTCTTTTATAAGCTCTTGTTCATAGCTAGCTTTAAATTTACCGTTATCTACTAATTTAATATGGTCTGGATTAAAAGGTAGTTTTTCACTTTTTCCTTGGCTTGTAACTTTGCTTGATACTGATTTATAATCTTTACCGTTAAATTTATACTGACCATCTCCATAGCTTTTTATAACTAAAGATTTTAACCTTGGATCTATTTTATCCATTAACTCATTGACAAACTCAAAATACTTTTCATTGTTTTTAACTCTATCTCCAATTGTTTTATCTATTGTTAAACCCTCTAAATCTTTCTCTGTTAAACCAATATCTTTTAACGTTTGTTTTATATCTTCGTTTATACCTTTAAACCTATTAGTATATATTTTAGGCGCTATAGCTTTTTCAGTTAGCTGATTTAGTTTTCTTAAGTTTTGACCTCTACTTTGTATTTCTTTTATAACGTTTTTACTTACCTTGTAACCTAAGTCACCAGTTATAGTAGGCCAATATTTATCTAGTACTTTTTGCTCAGCATTAGTCATTGATCTATAGCTATCATCTAAAGCGTAACCTATATTTTTATATTTAGAAAAATCAGTTTGTTTCCATTTACCTATCCATTTATCTAAAACTTTAATATCTTTTGATTGATAGTTTTCAGGAGTAGCGCCTCTCATTGACTGTTTAATATAGTTAAGTATATTGTCAGCTTTTAAAGCGTGAAACTTACTTAAATCTTTGTTTTTGATTATCTCTTGTACACCAGCATCGTTTAGTTTTTGTCTAGCTAGTTGCAAATCAGCAACACCACCAATGTAATCTAACATTGTTTGTATTTTCTTTTTAACAACACCAGCATCTCTACCTGTTAAAACAAGATCAGTGATTTGACCCTCTTTGTATTCTTGCTTTTCAAACTTAGTTGTTCTTGCGTTTGTTTTCTTAGTTAACCATTGAGGTAATTCTATTGATTTAAATTTTTCACCAGTATTTTTGTATATAGGTTTAAATATACTTTTGTTTATATTTGTTGGCTCGTATAAATCTTCATTAGATGTTTTAGGTAAAGACTCGTGAAGTTCTTTTTCTTTAGCTCTAACAAAAGGATCCATTTTTTCTACGTATTCCTTTGGTGGCGTGTTTTTATTAACGCCTTGACTTTTTTCTATCATTTCTGAAGAAGTACCCTTCATACCTTCAACAAAGTTACCGTAGGTCATTCTCTCTATTGGTAGGTTTTCATATAGGTCTAATATTTTACCGTTAATTTCTGAGTCTATTTTTATATCTTTTATACCTAACTCTTCCATTACCATTTTACCTTTGGTTTCAGGTAGGTTGTCATTTAGTTTAAAGTTTCCAGTACCAGAAGATCTAGTGTCCGCAAGCTCTAATGCTTCTGTTCTTATGTTAGGATCATCTAAGCTAACTGTATATAATTGTCTGTCTCTAATACCAGCATCTAAACTACCACCTTTTAAAGCATGTATTCTTAAAGCTAGCATTTGCATAACGGTTTTAGTTAAGTTTTGTTTTGGCTTATAACCATCAGCTATAGCTTGTTGTTTAAATAACTCAGAGTTTTTGTTAGCACCGTATTGTTTTTCTAAATTAGCTATATCAACCTCGTTTAATCTTTTGTTACCGTTTTTATCCCATAAACCAAACTCTTTACCTATAACTCTACCATTATCATCTCTCATGGTATGTTCAAAATCAGGTCTATTTTTATAATCTCTAATTATACCCTCTAAACCTCTAGCTTTAGTTCCTTCTGCTCTTGATAAATTATAAACTAATTCAGTAGCTAACATGTATCTTTCCGTAGGGTCTAACACCTGTAGATCGTTAAAACCTTTAGCAACTCTACCTCTATTATAAGCATCAATAGTGCCATAAACTATATTGTCAAAAACACCTGCTACAGAAGTAGGATTACCTGGTGTAGGAGCTATCATGCTTTTTATAGTTGACTCTATGTTTTTAGTTTCTTCAAACTTTTGTTCAAATAGTTTTTGAATATCATTGGATTTGTTAACTAACTCTTTAGAATTAAAAGCAAAGTCTGTTGATGTTTCTACTTTTGTTTGATTTGTTCTGTTGTCAGCTAATAATGGTTCTTTAAATAATTTTGAGTTTTCTAAATCTCTAAGCTTATCTAACTGTCTTTGGTTTAAACTACCACTTTTTATAGATTGTGTGAAGCCATATAAAAATTTTACTAAATCTTCTTTTGATTCAACCTCAAAGTTTTTTATACCTCTTTTATCTAACTCATTTTTTAAGTTAACATAAGCTTTACCAAAAACGTTGTTACTAACTAACTTACTATAATTGTTAGGATTAGCTAATAGTTCTACTGCATAAGCTAAATACTCTTCGTTTTTTATAGCTTTATTTTTACTAGTATAATTAGCTTCTATAAACTCTCCAAGAGTACCTTCTGTTATCATTTCTCTACCTTGAGCATCTAGTTTTATTATATTAAAACCAGGTAGTTTATCAAATATAGGTGATAATTGATCTTTAAATTTTCTAGCTAAATCTGGGTTTTTATCAAAAACACTTCTCATGGCGATATGTATTACCTCGTGAGGTAATTTACCCGGAGAAGTTTTACTAGTATTTACATATATCCTATTTAAATCTTTACTATATTCTGCTGCAGCTGTTTTATCCTGTACCCAAGCAGGAACTCTTTTAGATGCTACTATTTCTAAATTAGGATCTATTATTTCTTTAACATTTTTAGCAGATTTGTTAAGCATATCAGTTGCTTTTTGATCATCAGCCCAATCAGCATGCTCACCTATAGTATTTATTCTTCTTGAAACACCAGCAAATAAATCTAAATATTTTTCAGCCTCTTTACTTAACTCTTCTTTTCTAGTTTCTAGTTCTTTTCTAGTTCTAGTACCATCTGTGGTTATAAAACTATTTTTATTTGTTTTTAATAAACCATCTATATACTGTTGTTTTCTATATATATTTTTTAATGTTTTGCCAGATTCTAATTTTAAAGTTTCTAAACCTTTAATCCATGTTTGCCCAGCAACTTTAATATCGTTTGTGGGTCTTAACGCTAATCTACCATCTTTGTTTGCTAATTGCTTTACGTTTAACGAGCTAAAAACTAAAAAGTCTACTAAACCTTGTTGAGCTGTATCTGCTAATTTAAATTCACCTTCTTCGTTAAAATATTGCTCTTTTATATAGCTCATATATTCTTCGTTACCAGCTACATCTCTTATTACAGCTTCTAAGTTTTGTGCAGCTTGAACTGACAATGTACCAGCAACACCACTTCTACCGTAACCATTAACAAAAGTATCAAGCATGCTACTGTTTGTTTTTATAAACTTAGGTAGTATTTTACCAACTCCATAAAAAGCAGCACCACCACCCATGTGGTAATACTCATCAAAAGCTGTTCTCATTTTAGCTTCTTCATATAATACTTTACCAGTATGATACATTGTATTAGCTATAGCCCTACTACTTTTAACACTAGTTCCGGCGCCTCTAAAAGCTTTATAACCTCTTGTAGCTAGTTTAGGTATACCAGTTAATATACCTGTTTTCTTAGCTGCAACATCTATTAAAGCAAACTCTGCTATAGCTGGAACAAAACCAGTAACACCCTCCCATGTTTTCATAGGAGTTCCTCTTCTTAATTCTTCTTTTTGATTATCTGTTAATTCTAAACCATAATAATCACTTAAACCTTGTAAAACGTCTTTTTCTCTTCTGTTACTCCAGTTAGGATCTTTTATATCTGTACCAAGCCATTGTGTTGATTCCATGTTTAAAGCTTCTGTTACAGATTCAGCACCTCTTATAAGAAAATCGTCAACAAATTTTGCTCCAAGATTATCTCTTTTCTTAGTAGGATCAATGTTAAGTAGGTGCATGTCTTTTAGTACTGCTCGTTGTTGTACTATTTCTTTTTGTTCGTCTCTAAAGTTTCTTAAAAATATTTTAAAATTTCTAGATTTATCATCTTCAGCAAACTCACCTTCTTCTGATGATGGGCCAAAAAACGGTACTAAATGCCATAAACTATATTTATCAAATTTTTGATCTTTCCAGTTACCTGTTAAACCAAAATGACCGTCTTTAGATTTAAATTTACTTTCATAACCAACAGAGCTACCAGCTTTAGGACCACCCATTAAGTTTTTTAATTCTTGAGGATCCATATTTAAGTATCTGTTAAAATAACCTAACTCTTTGTCATTATCTCTTATTAAACCTACTTTAGCACCACCTACTAAATCATCACTACCGCTAGCACCTTCAACAAGTGTTTTATAGTGTTTAGTCATTAGCTCTATTGGCAAGTTGTACTCAAAACCATTATTGTTTTTACCAATAGGAGCATAACCCATTTTATGTAACATATGCCAAGCACTAGCATCGTTTATTGTTACACCCATTACTTGTTTTCCTTTTTGACCTTGATACCAAAGATCTCTATTATTTTTATTCCAAAGGTTTTCTAAATTATCAGCGTAAGTTATTGGATCGTTTGGATCAAAATCACCATTAGCAATATTATCAAGTATAGACTCATATTCTTCTTGAGTCATTTCAAAACCAGTATCTCCGTCTTTGTCTTTTGTGATTTTATCAATAGTAGAACCGTCATAAGTCATTAACTGGTTTGTACCGTTCCACCAGTTATCTACTTTTAATCTAGCGTCTTCATAGTTTTTTTCAAGTCGCTTTAACTCTATTGATTCTTCTTGGGTTGTTGGCTTAGGAAAGTTTTTAAGTGCTTGCCAAGCATTGTGTAAATCTTTTTCTTCTTTAGTTAGTTTGTTATAAGATTTATCTGTCATCAATTTATCTACAGCAGCATCTGATAAATCATTTTCGATTATCATGTTGTCGTATTCTTGAGACTTTAATTTATCGTCTTGGTCTATCTTGTTTTGACCATAAGTTTTAATAGTGCTTTTAATCATGTCGTCAATATCAACATGAGTTATAGCTGTGTTAACAGAGCTTAATTCACTATTTATATATGCTTTTTTAGCTTCTTTTAATATGTCTTGATACATATCATAAGAGTCTGTGTCTTCGTCTTTTTTATATATAAAACCCCAGTTTATATCTGTATCACCAATAACGTTTTTAATATTATCATCGTTACTTAACCAGTCTTCTATATAATCTTCAGCTACAATAGATTGTTCTTGCCATATAGGATCTGACTTTCTTTTGTCTTCTTTCTTTTTTACTTTATCAGGATCAACTGGTCTTGTAGCTGGCATACCACTAAGACTACTAGACATGAAAAAAGGATTCATGTTAAAAGCTGTTTTTATAGCTGTGCCTAAGAAACTAGGACTATCTTCCGCTTCTTCAGGCATAACAATACCATTAGGTATTTCCTGCTCAGGTAGAACAATACCTTCGTCTACAATATTTTCTTCTTCGGGTAGCACTAAACCTGGAGTGTTGTTTAGTTCTTCCTCGTTTAAACTAGGATCAATTGCCATATTAAATTATTTTATTCTCTTCATTTCTAGGTACCTCTGCAAAATCATATTCCAGTTTTCAGGTTTTAATCTTGCTTCAGCATCTAACATAGGTAATCTTGTGTTACCAGCTATTAAAGAAGCTAGAGCTTCAGTTTTTAATTTTTGATTTGTAGCGTTGGCATATGTTTTATGTACTTTTTTATCAATAAAATATACATTACCGTCATATTCTGCTAATTCTATGTCAGTACCAGTGAAAACATTGTTTGTGTATTCTTGCACTGAAGCAGGTATTCCAGAGTCTAATTGCCCTTGCATCCAATCGTTCCATGTTGGATCTACTGCAACTGGATCATCATCACCACCTTTAGGTTTTTTTCTAGCGTTATAATTGCTAACAGCCGTACCAACACCATTAGATATTACATTAGCATAATAATCAGTTAGTTCTTTTCTTAATAAGTCTTCGTTTTGTGGTGCTCTCCAATCAACAGGTTGTTTTCTACCTTCTGCAATTTCATTATCATACCACTCATCAAAACTTAAACCAGTAGAACCAACATCATCATATGCCATAGATAATAAACGATCTCTATTACCTTTAAACATATTCATAAGTTTTAATCTAACACTAGCATCGTCATAAGGAATACCATATCTATTACCATTATCTATATACTTTTGATACATATCTAAATAAGCGGTAGCACCTTCAGCATCTTCTAGTCTATAATCAGGAATTTGATCTTGAGGTATACTAAGTATCTCTCCATTGTAATCAACGTTATAAACTATGTTTTTATTTTCGTCCATTGTTATCTGGGCTTTGTTTCTTCTTATTTGATCAATAATATGAAGATCTTTATCACTATTAGATTCAGAAATCATACCATTATCAAAATCTTTTAAATAACCAACATTTTCTTCTTGCATGTTAGTAAAATAACTATTGTATTTATTAGCGTTAGATATAATACCAGCGTTACCAGTTTTAGCGTTCATATACTCTTCTGAATACGGATCACCCTCTGCAATAATCCTAGCGTTATTTGCAAAAGTCATTTTATCTTGCATTAACATTTCTGTTAACATAGGTTGAAATTGTGGTGGTATTTTACTTAAATCTAAAGAAGGCATTTTATCTACTTCAGCTTTAGCAGCTGCTCTACGTAGTTTTCTTTCTTGTTTTTTATTTGCTTTATCTATTAAGTATTGTCTACTAGCAGCATCAGTTCTTCTTTGAGCATCAGAAACTAAAGGATCTAATACTTCTCCAAACTCTTTATAGTTCATACCCATGTCATTACGACTCTGTACAACTCTTCTATCTATATTTATCAAGTCAGTAGATGTAGCATAAGGCACTTTGTTTATGCTTGTGTTAGCATAACCACCAGACGCTCTTTGTTTCATTGCTTTATTGTATTCTTCTTGTGTCATGTCTTATTTATTATATACCTCCTGAATTATCTGATCTTAATGGTACTCCACCTTCGCCAAACAACAATGGATGATTTTGGAAGCCTCCACCTAAACCGTCTTGTCCACCACCACCAAATCCACCGATTTTAGTTGATTTACCAAACATATTACCCATTTTTAAACCAGCTGTTGCTGTTTGTGTTATACCAGATTCTAAATTTTTTCTAGCTTCTTCTCTAGCTTGATTAGCTTTTTCTAATCTATTAGCCGCAAAACCAAACTCTGTTTTATTTTGATTAGCTTGCATTTCTCTAGACATCATCTCTCCTTTTCTTTGTAACAAGTCTACTCTTTCAGCACCTTGCGCCATTTTCATTTGATTAGCTTGTTCTTGCTGACCTATAGAAGCAGCGTTTGCCTGTATGTTCTGTGTTTGTTGTTGAGCCATAGCTTGAGCTAATGAAGCAATACCGCTACCACCAGCTGAAGCACTCATTGTTTGCATTGTATTAGCTAAAGCTTGATTCTGTTGTTGAGCTTTAAACTCATTCATTTGTTGATTAACGGTAAGATCTTCATACGCATTTTCCATGTTTGCGTAAGGATTACTAGTATCTTGCTGAAGAATTTTATCCTTCATTCTATTATACTCACCTTGAGCTTCTCTCTGCTCTTGTTTTCTTTTTTTACTACCTATTATACCTTTAGCAATATTATACACGCCACCCGCGGCCTGCATGGCTAAAGCTACTGGAAATAATTTTGCTGGTGAATTACTCATTTTCTTATTTATTTATATATTTATAATTACACTTTTTATCATTTATTTACTACTTATAAAGATTTCAGAGCTAACTGCAAACAGTTCTGCTCTATCTGTAGAGTCATTTCTCATCTGTACTTGAGCATAATAACCTATAACACCCGATGTTCCTGCTTGTACATCTTTACCAAAAAACACAAAGTTACCATCATTTGGTCTAGGTACACTGTTATCAACTTCTACAGAAATAGTGTTCGTTGCTGTATCAATTGCTATACACTCACCTAGCCTTATTATAGAACCATTATTACTTACATAGTATATAACATCCCAAGCACCTTCATCAGCTTGTGATGTAGCTGTAGCGATATTAAGCGGTTTAGCTTGTAATGATTCGTTTATTGGGTTATCAAATTCTAATGTTACTGTTGGCATAATTATGGGGTTGCGTTATTTTTGTATTCTAATATTATCTCTAAAGTATGTGACTCAGCAGCTAAACTGTTATGATTAGTATCATGAACACTACTTTTAACCACACCTGTTCTTTCACTGTTGTTAAATGTTGATGTTCCAGTACCTGAGTAAACTATAGGTATTGTTCCACTGTTTACTGTTGATCCAGACGCGTTCTTAAGTCTATAATGTATTGCATGGAAATCTTCTATTCCATTCATATACGTAGGAACACCAGCACTTGTATCATTAACATTCCAGTTTGTAACTTGAAGTGTTATATCATTGCTGCTTCCTGATGTAAGGTTTTGAGCAATTAAAGTACCACTAAATACAGCTGACATGTTATACTCTGTAGTTGGATTACTACTTGATGTATCTTTCCATTTATAAACGGTATTGTAACTAAACACACTACCTGACCCAAGTGTTATACTTACAGTTGCGTCACTACTATCTTGTAAACCGTCATTTACTTTAAATCTAAACAAGTCAGTTCCTGTTTGGTTTGCGTTTCTAGTATATGTTGCAACACCATTTGTTGATATTGCAAGTGTACCTTTTGAAGGAGCACTAACAACAACATATGATAAAGAATCTCCATCAGCATCCGTTGCTGTTAAACCGTGTGTTGTAGATCCAGTTGCATTAGCTGTAAAGCTACTATTTGAAGCTGTTGGTGGTGTATTTAAACTTATTAAATTATCTAAGTTTAAAGTGGCTGTTTGAGTACTAGTACCCAAGAAATGTACTGAATAATCACCACTTACAGTTGCTGTAGCAGGTGTAACAGCATTGTTAACTGTTATGTCTAATAGAGGTAAAACTTTAGTTCCACCTGTTAATAACCTTGTTTCACCACTAGTACTACCTTCTGTTATATGTGCGTTCGTAGGTGTAACAGGTAATCTAAACAATTTATTATTTTGAGAAGAAACAACCCAAGAAACAACAGGATTTTCATAGCCCTCATGTGTTCTAGGATCGTAACTACTACCGTTACCAGTAAACGTATATACTGTATTTGGTATTGTTAAGTTTGTTGTATTTGTTTTTGATATTGCAAAATTAACATTAACTGAAGGCGCTTGTGTTAAAGCTATCACCTTTGGTGAGTTACCAGAATTAAACTGGAAAGAATCAGAAGAAGTCTCTGTTAAAGTTACATTATAAGTTATATTAGAACTTCCTGTTATAGGTGGGAAGTATATTTCTTCAGTATGTTGACCAGCTATAGTACCCGCTAATTCATCAGTTGCAGAAGCTATAGTCACTACTTTAGGGCCTGATATTAAGCTTTCAGAAGTACTTGCAGCGTTTTCAGCCTCTATTGTAACAGTAGCTCCAGGATCACCAAATAAAACCAAGCTTCTTGTTTCACCTATGTGTGAGATATTTGCTTCGTTTATTTGATAATTATATATTTTATCTGTAGTAGGAACAAATGTAGTTTCTGTTGTTCCTAATATACCTATAACATCACCAGTAACATGAGAAGCAGGGAACGTGTATTTTATAACAATTGTTACAACCGTTAAGTCACCACCAGTTATACTACCTGTAGTTTCAGTAACTGTTATATCATAATCGTTCACATCGCTTAAACCACTTGTATCTAAAGCTGGTAATATACTAAACTTATGATTTGAAGCAGCCGTTAATACAATTGTTTTTAAAGTAGCAACACTATCTTTAGGTCCACTACCAATATAAGTTTCTCCAGAAGGTGTAAATGCCTTTGTAAAATTGCTTCCTACAATATCTAATGTACCGCTAACACTTCCACTAGACTTTAAAGCTCTACCAGCTATATTAACAGTAACTGTTTGACTAGCTGAAGGCATTGTAAAGTTTAATGGTATTACAACATCTATATCTCCGTTTTCTTTTATAGTTGTTAAACCTGTTGGAGTACCCATTGCGTCAGCAACAGGACTACTTGTTTCACTAGTAAACGTTAAGTGATTTGGACTAGGATAAAAATCGTTTCCATGTACAGGTGATAAGGTAAATGTCAAACTGTTATTAACTGTTGCTCCAGGTGTAGCAGTTATAATTTGAGGTATTGAAGCTGTAAAGTTAGGATTACTAGTAGTAGGATTAATAGATACAGTAACACTTTGCGCTGTCTGAGCAGCACCACCAACACCGTTAGTTGTAATATTACCTATACCTTGTGTTGAAAACTCTCTAATATCTAAGTTACCAGAAAAAGAATTGTTATCCCAAGTAGTTGAAACACCTTTTATATAGTTGTACCACTTGCCCTCTTTTTCAATAAAATATTTTACATGTCCATCTTGTTGATCAGTTGTTATTTCAGGTGTATACCAACCTTGTGTTGTAACAGATGTTTCTTTACCAGGACTTGTATCGTAAACTCTACTTGTTGTTCCCTCGTAGTTTATTGTTTTAAAGTTTTTGATACTAGAACCCTCATCATTAAATATAAGATCAACAGTAGATGGTTGAGAAGCAGCGCCATAAAAAGAGTTTCTTGTAGCGTTTGCGTTGTGCTCCCATAACTCACCGTTTTTAAACGTATAATACGTTCCGTTCAACGACACACCAGATTCAGGTATAAAAGACTTTCTACTTGTCCAACCTGTTACTTTTTCAGTAAAACTAGTTGTGCTAGGAACATTTGTATCTACTCTTTCACTATTAATTGTTATGTTGTAGTTATGTTTATCTTCGTCATAAGTACCTACTATTAACTCGCCAGCATCAATAGCATTAAAAGCATCACCAAAATAATCAGTCATGCTGTATCTAGTTATTTCTTCTATACCGTCATTAGATAATCTACATATAGCGTTTCTTTGATAATCTGCAAAATATATTCTAAAAGCATATTCTGCAAAAGACTCAGGATGTGTAGATATACCGTGATCAGCTAAAAAAGGCATTGATTGACCTAAAACTTTATTTGTTGCCGTTAAATTATTACTACCATCAGCATTAAATAAAGCATCTTTATTTGCTAATATTTTTAAAACTTTATCTTCACAAAAAGCTAAGACGTTTGTATTTCTAGAAAATAATTTTTGTATACTACCGTAAGTAGGATTTAAATCTTTAGTTATAGCTTCAGCTTGTATAAATTGATTTAAATTGTTAGTTCTACTATTGCTATTGTATATACCAGACCATATTAAACCATTTGTTTTATGCTCTGATTTATATGGTTCTGCTAGCTCCGTAGATACTCTAGGCCCATTGTCTAATCTACTAGCATTAAAATCATCTCTTATTCTATCGCTTTCTACACCGTTACCAAAAGTAAAACAATTATACCAACTTAGTTCTTTATCTGTACCTAGATCAGCTATAGGATAAGTATTTTTAGTTTCGTAGTATAAATTTAAATCAACTCTTTCTTTTGGTTCAGTTTCAAATATTGCTGGGTTTCTTGAAACAAAACTAACCTCATCGTTTTTTTGTTCTACTATTTGAAGCTCAGTAAATGATTTTCTATTACTATTACCTTTTTTCCATCTAGTTAATGGAAAAACATTTTGACCGTGTTTATTTAAACTATCAGGATTTGATGGTGAAGAAACAGAGTTTGGAGATGTTACAGGAGACCAAGTTGCTTGCTTGTCTAATGTCATTTTATACCTAATACCATGGTTAGTTGTCCATTTTGTTTGGTTTGTCCATGTAGTTAAGTCTTGACCTTCATCACTCCAGTTGTGCAAATGTTCGGCTGTAACTGAAATTATCTCATAAACTGTTTGATCTGGATCATCTTTCCATCTAAATAAAGTACCAACAGTTCTAAAAGCTTGATGTATTTTATAATTGTTGTTGTTAAATTTACTTTTACCAGGATAAAACCAACCAGGAGACGCTTCTTCTGGACCTATATTAGTTAATCTAAAATCTACTTTTTTATTACCCTGTATAAAACTTTTACCAATATTATAACCGTTAAATTCTCTAGGTTTATGCGTGTGACCATAATCAACAGAAAAAATCTGTGCGCCTTTATAATCGTCTTGGTCTCTAGAACCTTTTAAATAATATATAGGTTCTTCGTGTTTTATTACGTATTGCTGATCAACATCTTTGTCTAATAAATGTTTTCTTAAAGCAGAGTCTTTGTTTATTTTTATAAAAAATCTACCTACAAATTCAGCTTTATATAAATCTAATTCTTCTATAAACCACTCAAAAGTTAAATTTGGTTTTTTGTTTGTGGGTGTACCAGTAAAATTAACATCATCACCCATGCCTGTTTTTAATTCTATTTCAAAATAGTCATTACCACCATCATAATTACCATCACTATTTACGTCATTTCTAACTATAGAAGATATTTCGTAGTATTCGCTAACATTACCAGCGCCATCACCAAACCTAAGATATTTATCACCTGTTGATTCGCTTGCTATATTTTTTAAAGAACTATTAGCTATATCAGCACCAGGTATCATTATTGTTTTAAAGTCTTTTTGTGGAAAACCTTCTGTTGGTGCTTGACCTCTACCAAATTGAGTACTAATTTTACCTAACGAAGACTTTGTTTGTTTAAGAAAATCAGGTGCTTCGTTATCTATAGCTAATATTTTATATTTTATAGTACCACCACTATCGGTGTAAACAGGTACGTTACTAGAGTGTTCTTTCTTTAATATTAAATAATCATCAACAGCTACTTTATTTCTTTCACTTGAAGGAAAACTTATCCAAACATTACCATCTTCAGCATCGTACCAACGATCCATAGCTAAATTGTAATATTCTGCAGACGGCTCTTTAACATAGTATTTATAATGAGTAGCCCAACTTGGAGCGGCTGTAGTAATCCTAGCTTGAAGTTTGTTTATTTTATCAGAATCTTGTTGATGTAGAGTTACTGTTGCAGAATCTGAAGAAAAAACAGGTGTTTGTCTACCGTATTTATCTAAAAACACAACACCAACTTGATATGTTCTTATTGATTTAAGTGATTCATTTGGTATTTTAACAGGACAAGGTGTTCTATTGACACTTACAACAAATTCAGGATCTTCTAATAAATCATATTGTTGTGTATAGTTACCATAAACAAGTCTATTACCTGTTATTTCTTGTGCTTTAGCATATCGAGGTACATTATCGTAAGGTCTCAACATTTGATTACTAGGTAACAAAGCGTGTATTAATTCAGATGTTATATCAAATGTTATTTCGTTTTTCTTTAAAGTTTCTAAAGTATATACAGCTGTTTTACCATCTTCTTTATATAATATATCAACTTCAGTTACACCTAAAGGAGCTCCAGCCCAACCACTAAGCGTGATTGTTCTAACGTTATTAGTCATTGCTTTATTAAAACCGTTTTGAGCATCATAATCAAAACCAAAAGTTTTTTCTGGTAAAAACACAGCGTCTGTAAAAGGCGATATAGCTGAATACTCACCATCTTGATATTTCCATCTATAAGCAAACCTAGGGAATACTAATTCATAAAAAGGATCTTCTTGTTCTAATTTAGCAACCCATGTTAATTCTGCGCTTGGTATACCCTGTGATATACTAGCAACTGTAACCTGACATGTCTTTAATGTAGCTGTTTGAAAAATTATATTACCTATAACAACTCTAACTTCTAAATCTTCTGTTATACCGTTTATTGTAGCATCAGCTGTCATCTTAATAGTTTGACCAACATCGAAAGCTTGAAGAGAGAAGTTATTAGCAATAAACCCTATAGCTTGTATAGTTTTAGGTAAGCCATTACTAGATTGTGAATAATCTAATAAACCAGTACCTACATACGATGTACCAGCTGGAACAGGGTGCACGTTACCAGCTTGATCTTGATATGTAAAAGTACCAGCAGGTGTAGTACAGGTTGCAGATATTGCACCGTTAAAAGGACTATCAGACATAGATACTACTGGAGCATCTAATGGATATTTTTTTATAACAGTTATATGTTCTTCTTTTATATAACCTACATTAGTACCGTTTACTCTATGTTTTGTGTGGCTTAGAGGATCTGGAGTACCAGATATACATCTTTTTATTTTAATTTTTTTAGGCTCTGAGTAAGCGTCAGCCCAATATAAATAACCATCTATAACATTAATACCAGTAATTCTTCTATCTGCAAAAGCACTAAAATTTAAAACTCTTTCAGCGTGAAATGTTATTGTTGTTCCTGATGATATAGCGGCTGTTAAGTTTGACGCTAATGTTATATTATTACCGTTTACAGCTGTTACAGTATATACGTTAACACCAATTGTAAAGGTCATATCTCTTCTAATATTATACGTACCAATACTTCCGTCTAAAACTACTGTATTAGAACCTTGATTAGCTGTAGCTACAACGCCTTTCCATTGATAAACATCAACTAAAACAGCTCTAGGTGTACCTGTTTGAACATTATACTCAGCTATTAAATCTATACCAGTACCAGCTTGAACAGGTCCTCTTATAAACCATAGTATTTTATCTTCTTTTCCATACGTACAAGAACCTATACAAGTATTACCTACTTGACTTAAAAATGACCTTTGAACAGTACCAAAACAATTTTCTATTGAACCAACATCTGAACTCTCAGAGTTGACAACATCTATGTTTAAAGCGTCTCTGTATTCACCTTTAGGAATTAATCTTTCGTCGAGGTCTTTATTCATTTTCCCCGACGTGAACGTATTTTTTATTTCCGCCATTTACTAGTGTTTTATTTGTTTAGATTTACCTCTCATTACTTGTGCTATTTCTTCTGACTTAAAGTTAGATAATCTTAATTTAGCGTTTCTAATAGCAGCATAGCGTTCTCTTTTAAATCTTTGAACAAGATATTCAGGCATATTAGCTCTTGTAGCAATTATTGCATGAGCTATATGTTTATATATTGCTTCTTCAGCAAATTTATGTACTAATTTTTCATCTTCAGTACCCAAGCTATCACTTATGTATTTTAAAGTTATTATTTTACCAACCATATTACTACTGAAGTGTATAAAACCTTTGTTTTGATCAATATAGAATATACCGTTTGCTTGAGCAAACTCTGGATCTAAACCATATCTTTTACCTTCAAATATAAGTTTATCATCATCATAATCATCAGCACTAGTATATTGTGGGTCAGTTAAAGCTCTATCAGACGATTGATAATTAACCCAAGTATCAGATTCAAAAGCGTTTAAAAGTGTTCCGTCTTCATTAAATAAATATTCGTAATCATCACTTTGTAATAAAGCTGTTGGGTTACTTGTTTTTCTTGAAGGATATAATAATCTTTCTACACCATTGTTGTCAGCATAACATATCTTAACATAGTTAACATAGTCATGTGGTAATTTCATTTTTAAACTTGGTGGTAATTCTATTTCCTGGGATTTATGAGATCTTAATGTATCATAACTTAGTTCAGCAATACCTCTTGATGCATGGAATATTACATCAGCTCTTTTTACTTTAGTTATTAATTTTTCTTCACCAACATAACTTATTATAAAGTTATTAACCAATTCATTTAAACCAATATATTGATAGTTACCTAATAATTCATTTTCTGTTGTTTGCCTTACTAACACAATATTACCTGCTGCTTGAGCTGGTAATGTTAATTGACCAGCACTACCACCAGTGTTACCAGCATAAGAATATGTATTACTATTAATCTGATCACCGTTAACAAAAACTACAAATTCAGTTTCTAATGCAGGTAAAGGATTAAAAGTTAAAGTAAATACAGTTTGGTTTGCTGTAGCAGTAAAGCTTTGGCTATTATCGTAATATTGTTGTTGTGTTCCTGTGAATAATGGCATGGCTTATTGTTTTTTCTGTGTTTCGTTTCTTACATCTTCTTGAGCAGCAAGTGTAACTAAATTAGCATCATTTAATGTTATACCAGCTAATGCTAATATTTTTATAACTAATTCAGTTTCTTCAGATTGATGTAGCTCAAAATGTCTTGTGCCACTGGTACCGCTTTCTGTAGCGTTATATAGTGGATAACCGTTAACTAGAGTATAGTTCCAGTTAACTGTTTGTGGTCTAGCTATATAATTACAATATACATCACCAGTAATTGTAATAGGATAAACTTGTATTGTTCTAGCTAGTGGAATTTCGTTTAGTGTAGTGCCTGTTTGACCTGTTGCTGTTACAGCGCTATGCCTAACATACATTGGTCTTGTGGCTGTTGGTGCAGTTAATGGTGATCTTTGATAATGATGTATTTCGTTTTGAGTAACGTTTTCTATTTCGTAATAGTCAGCACCTTTTTTGTAATATAACTCACCTAATCTATAATATGATGGTAAAGTACCCAATCCTTCTTCACCAGTTGCTGTAGACATAGTAACTTGTTGTCTATATCTTTCAAAATGATCAATTTTTTCTTCTAATAAATCTAACATGTCAGAATACGTAGTATCATTACTAGGTCTTCTACCATGTTCGTTTTGATCATAAAAATATTGTTCAAATATATCCATTTGAGCTTGGTTAGCTAATAAATTAAATTCTTGTGGTGTTATATAACCTCTTTGTTCTTTATTTGCTATAGCTTGTACTCTTTGATATACAGTATCTATGTTTACCGCCATAATTTCTTTTATTTATAGTAAGTAACCACCTCATAGAGATGGTTACCTCTATAAGTGATTAATTATTTTTTAATCTTTTTTTCTATTGCTTTGTAGATTTCTAAGCCTTCGTCTGTTTTAAACCAAGCGGCTAAAGCAGAATAAGGATGTTCGTCAAAAGGAACAGTCATTAGTTTTCTACCATTTGATTTCCATTTAAACGTTCTTTGATCTGAAGATAATTCAATAACACCAGCTTCTACAGCTTTTACACCAAAGTTTCTGATTTCTACATTATCGTCTTTAGCTAACGCTAAGAAGTTTAATGGTTGTTTTTGAGCAAATACCAAAGCATCTCTTTTAAGCTCCTTAGAACTCATCTCTGATACCTTATTACCGTACTCTACTCTTAATATAGCTTCTAAATGCTCTATATCTAACTCTCTAGCCATATTCATAGCGTCAAGTTGTGCATTTATCCAAGCTGTTTCATCTTGAGCTTCTTCGACAGCATCGTATAGCTCAAACAAATCATTGTTTTTAGGGTGAAGTGCTAGAAACTTTTGTAAATTTGGTTTTTTGCCTTCTACAAATAATTTTCCATTTCTAAATACAATGTGTCCTAAAGTACATGATCCTATTTGCTCATCGGCAAAAGGAGATCTTTGATTTGTTGCGTATCTTAATTCTCTATTGTAACCCTTTTCTTCATCAAAATATAATAGAGGTTTATTTCTAGTATGCCTTGATTGTATAACCGTTATTAACGGTTGTTTTTTACCTTTTAAGACCCATAATTGGTCTTTTAATTGTGTTTTTTCCATGATATAATATAATAAAAGTTAATAAATAAAAGCCGAGGGAGCCGAAGCTCCCTTTGCTTTTAATAATAATTGTTATGATTTCAATAATACGAAGTTATTCGCAGCTTGAACACATAAACATCTTTCTGATAAGAAGTTTACATTCATAGCATCTTCGTCAGAAGTGTAGTTACCACCTACTGAACCAGTAATCCATGATTTCATCTTTCTATCATCTGCTTCTGAAGCTCTATATCTAACGTGTAAGAACGGTCTAGCTATGTTTTTACCTAAGCTTTCGTCATATACAGTAGAAGTACCAGCTGGTACGATAAGACCTTCAACGTCGCTGAAGTTTCCTCTTGTTACAGAGTCATTTAAGTATTTCCAGTCAGTTTTGTAGAAGTCATAAGAACCTCTTCTGAAACCAGAGAAACCTAAATTTAACGCCATATCTTCAGAGTTATTAAATACACCGTAAGATGATCCACCAACTACTGCAGAGTTTTGAGAAGCAAGCATGTTGTCAATTTCAAGAGAAGTTCCTCTATCTAAGAACATCATGTTTTCTTCAATAGCACCTTGACTATCTAATTCTTGAAGAATAGTATCAAATTCAGCTAAACCAGTTTGAGATACGTAAGCTTGAGCTCCTGGAGTACCACCTGGTCCTGCAGCAGAGTTTAAAGCTTGTTGTACATCAAAATCAGTTCCTGTAAATACTAAACCTCTAGATTCTAGAGCGTCAAATAAACCTTGTGAACCAGATACTCCAGTAATAGCAGAACCAGACTCAACTTCTTCAGCCTCGATCATTGCCATCTCTAGGTAATCTTCGAATCTTAATCTAGTTTCTGCTTCAGACTTTAAGTACCATAAGTAACCAGAAGCTCCGTTTTCAGTAGTAACTTCAACCCAACCGATTTGAGCAGTGTTAGAACCAGAAACAGAATATCTATCTCTAATGATCATTGGTCTGTTAGAGAACTGAGTAAAACTCGCGTCCATAGATCTTGTTAAGTTAGCAGATCCTTTTGCGAATTCGTTACCATAAACAAATAACGCTAAGTTATCTCCATTTGCGTATTGGAAACCAGTATCTGCAAAATCGTTAGTAGCGTAAGGAAGAGCAACGATACCTGAAGCAGGCGCACCACCAGATCCATTAACTGCACTAACTCTAGCTTTCATAACTGGTCTTGCCGGTTGTGTCAAGTTTCTAACGATAATAGTATCGTTAACTTGAACTTGGTGTCCAGTTGGTAAAGCGATTGTATTATCAGCAGCAACAACAATGTTACAGACTTCACCTGAAACGTTGTCATCATAAGCGATATGTAATCTACCTTGCTCAGACCAAATTACTTGATCAGAAGCTAAAGGCATTTCAGCACCTACCATTTTTAAGAAACCAGATACAGTTCTTTTACCATATCTTTCGACTTCTTTTTCATAAATTTCAGGTAGAAATTGCTGTAAGAATGTTCCACCACCTGAAGCAGAGTCAAATGACATATAGTTATCCCATGCTGTAATCTGAGTAGGTCGCGGAGTCAAATTTGCTAGGGCTGTTCCAGCCCCGGAATTTTGAAAAGGCATAATTTCTAATTTTTAATATGTTAAACTTTATTTTTTAATTCGCACTTTAAAGTCACTAGCAGAACTACCAGTTACGTGTCTAACTTTTATACCGTCAACAAATTCTGATTTACTAGTTGAGTGTTGTGCTCTAGGATCCATGTTAATGTTCTTAGATTTAGCAACACTATCTTTAATAGCATCAGCTTTTCCTTGTTCATAAAAGTGTCTAGCCACAGCATCTGGATTCATAGCGGTAAACAACGATTTATGATAATCTTTAGCATTATCTATAGTATTGTCTTTGCCTAAAAATTTAGAAACAAAATTATCAATACTACTTTGTTGTTGCTTTACCTCATCTGCATTCTTAACATTAAACCTATACTTTTTTTCACCTACGTTAAATTCAAAACCTTTGAACTTTTCGTTAAAGACTTCATTAGTCTTTTTGTTGAAAACGTTTTGCTGTCTGTCAAGAAGTTTTTGATTCTGTTCAGCTTCTTTATTGTAACGATTGAAAAAATCAATTGCTTTCTGTTGCTCTGGGAGCAGTTTACTTCCAGCTTTGATTTCTTCGTAATATTTAGACTTTAGCCCGTCTAAGTGGGACTTAGCGTTCGCAACTTGCTCCTTTAACGCCAATTTTTTTCTTTTAATATCACGCTCATCATCAGAGTTTTCGTCATATGAAAATTGATCTTCTAACATGAAATCAACTTCATCACTAGATAAATGAGGTTTTGTTTGCTTGTAGTATTCTCTTAATAAAGATGCTTCATCAAAACTAGAATAATCTTTATTTAAACTAACATAGTCTTCTAAACTACCACCAGTTTCTTTCATAAAATCTACAACTTTCTGTATGTTTTCCGGTAAAGGTTCACCAGTTTGTTGAGCTTCTTGTACAGCTTCTTCAACTTGTTCTTTTACCTCCTCTACAGTTTCTTCTTCTTTTTGCTCAGAAGTTTCTTCGTCTACTATTTCTTCTATTACAGGAGTTTCTTCTTCCTTAACATCTTCTACAGTTTCTTTAACTTCTTCTACAACTTCTTCTTTTTTATCGTCAGATAAATCAACTTTAGCCACTTCTTCAGTAGCTTCTTGTTGTTTTTCTTCAACCTTTGCCATATCAACTTTTGCTACGGTAGGTTCATTAACTTTACCTAAATTTTTAGGCTTTTTAGCTTTCAACTTACCAGTTTCCTGTGGTATGTCTTTTTGCTCAGTAGTTTCTACTACTGGTTTTTCATTTTTTTCTTCCATAATATAATATTATATAATTAAACAATTATCTAGGCATAAATTGACCTAGATCAAAACCACCTAATCCATCGTTACCTTTTGATTCAAACTTTTTAGGTGCTTTATCTTTTTTTCTTTGATCTATTAATTCAGATTGTTGAGATGCTTGTATTCTAGTACGTTCATCTTTTCTATCTTCCTTCATAGATTCTTTGCTAGCTAATGCATCAGCTTCAACTCTTTTTAATTGCATGTTTAATTGAAACTCGTGATCCATTAAATCTTTTTTCATTTGCATTTCTCTCATTTGCTTTCTTTCTTCAATTGCATCTTTAGCTTCTTCAAAAGCAATATTATTTTGAGTTAACGCTTGTTGTTTTTGTACTTCAGCTTCTGCAGCAGCTTGTTGCTGTTGAGCGTTAGCTTGTGACTGAGCCTGCATATTTTGCTGTTGTATTTTTTGATCTTTTTCTTGTTTCTTTCTACGTTTAATTTTTAACAATCTATTAGCTAGTTTAACGTTTTTAATTTCTCTAAGATCAATTGCATCCTCTAAATCTATTGATTGCTGGGCCAATGCTTGTTGTATATTATTTTCTAGCATTTGTTTTTCTTCTTCATCTGGAGATAATTCTATAAATATACCAAAATCATGTAAATGTAAGTTAGACATTTCTTCTAGCGTACCTACATTATGAGCACCTATTTTTTGTATAAATGCCTCTTTAGTTGGTGAATATTCTATAATATCAGAAATTCTTAATGATAAAGACTCAGCAGTTTCAGCTGTTAAAAATAATCCAGCTTGTAATATATGTCTAGTAGCAGTATTACTATTAGCAGCTGCCATTTTTTGTATACCTACTAAAGACTTAGCATCAGGTACACTAGCGTCTCTAGCTTCGTTTAATCCGGTCACATCTCTTATCATTTGTAAATAATAATTATATGTACTAATTAAACTTTGTAGTTTTTGACCACCGCTACCGCTTTGTATTTCTTGTATAGGTATTTTACCAGGGTTCATTTCACCATCGCCTGTCATAGATCTACCTATAATACTACCAGTTTGGAAGAACATGTTCAGTGCTTCTTGTGGATTATAGTTTGTTCCATTACCTAAATCTATTTCAGCTAAACCATCAGCATCTAAATAAATACCATCAGGTATTAATCTAGACATAACTTGTTGTAGCTTTAAATGTGTTAATTGAACCATATCAGCAAAACCTGTAATACGTTTTACTAAAGAATCTATTTCACCTTGATACATACGTGGTGCAACTATAGCGTAATTCATTTTTACTTTTGAATTATCACTTTTTGGCCTCATCATATTTCTAGCCATTTCCCACTTTAACAATATATCGGTGCCTAATATTAAAACACCTTCATATAAAACCTCTAAAGATCTTTCTACTTTTTCAAAGTTATCGCTAACAGGTGGATTAAATTGATCATCTTTTAATATAGCTTTATCAGAACCTGTAGCTGTTTCTTTAACTTTGTAAACCTCGTTCATATATGTTTTGTAATTAAAATATAAAACTTGAACTTGGTTTTGATCTATTTTATCGTGATGAGCATTGTGAGTATGCATATGTCTACTTTTCTTATATAAAGCAGAACTTGTTATTTCTTTTAATTTATCCTCGTCTAAGTCTGGAAATTGTTTTTTTAACTCATTTACAGGTATTGTTTTCATTTCACCTACATAATATATATCATCAAAATAAGGTGAATCTGTATGTGAATAAACAATATCAGCTGGATCTACATATTCTATTTTAACTCCTTCAGAAGTATTAAATGTATTTTTTACACAACCAATACCTAAAACAGTTAAATCATAATAAAATCTTTTCTTAGTATATTCATACTTGTTAGACTCAAACAAAGTGTTTATAGCCTGCTCCTCAGCAAGCTCAACAGCTTGTTTATAAGTTAAAGCCATATGTAATTCTAATTCTTCTTTTGAATCAGGTAATTCAGGCTCTGGATATTGACCGATACTTATACCAAATGCTGTTTGAGCTAAGTTAGTTAATTCCTTAGTTCTCATATCAGCTAAAACACCTTCCATGTATTTAGTTCTTTTAGATATACCAAAAGGATCTTGTGAAAATGCTTTTATATCATAGGTTCTTTCTGCAATACCATTTACTACTATATCTACAAATTTAGGTATAATAGGAACTGGTTTCCAGTCTAAATTAAGATAAGACATGTCTCCGTTTATAGATAACTCGTCTTTATATTTTTGTACAGATTGTTCTCCACGAGCATAAAGTCTTAGTTTATGAAACTCGTTTATATTGTTAAAATATCTATTAGCACCTGTATCTCTATCAAACCACTCACTTTCAATGGCTTTAGCCACTTCTAGCCCATACTCTGGACTCAGCTTTTCTAAATCGCTTGCGATTTGACTCGGAAAATTACTTTTTACAACTGACTCAGCCATATTAATTTTGTATTAGTTTTGATATACTACCATCGTTTTTATATCTGGCAATACTTATGTTTAATTTCTGTTTTTCTATATTAGCATTTGGCGTATATAAGTGTCTGTTACAAGCCATAATAGCTAAACCAGAACTTATAGTAGCATCGTACTTTGTTCTATTGTTTATATCAAACTTAGCCCAGTCTTGTAAAGTTTCTGTAAGATACATTGTACCGTGAGAACCATCTGACTTCATACCAACGTGCTCTTGTATATACATTTCAATAGCAGCTGCATGAGCTTGTTTAATATCTTCACTTGAGTTTGGTATACCACCTACTTCTTTTTCAGCAACTGATAATTTATTCCAAACTTTATCAGGTCTATTCATTGAAAAACCTCTATAACCACGTCTTCGTAAATAATACAATAGACGAGGTTTATTATTCTCTGCAAGTAATGGCATCCCGTAAAATACTAAAGCCATTAAAACATCTTCAAAAAACATCTCTGCGGTTGCTGGTCTAGCTATATATTCTAAAAAGAACTGACTTGGTGGACAGTCTTCCATACTAAACTTAGTTAAACCATGTAAAGCACCTTTAGATCCTTTACCATCAACTGTACCTGATATATCATAACTATCACAACCAAAAGCACCCATGTGCTCATTACCAGGATATTTTCTATTATTTTTTAATATAATATTATTTTGTAATCTACTAGGTGGTACCCATGATACCTTAAACCTTCCTTTTGTGTCAGGATAAAATATAACTCTTGTGTCTTTTATACCATTAACCCATTGAAAGTTACCAGTAGTTATAGCCGCATCGCTATTCAACTCTTCATTAAAATCTATTTGTTCGTATATTCTTGCTAAATTAAATATACTGTTTTTAGTTTCATCTCTGAAAGCATGTTCTTCAGTTCTTGGAAACTGTCTATAAAACTCATTTAAAGCGTCTCCATCGTGTTTTAATCCGTCAACTTCGTTTTGCCAATGCTCGATAATCCCTGTGTCGATATAATCTCCATGGGGTCCTGTTGTCTCAACATCGGGTGTTTCGAATACAGGTAAGCCATAAGAATCAATGAATCCTTCGTAGTTCCATTCCATAGGTATGAACAA